CTCGCGAGCACAGTGGTCTCGGCCTTGTCGATCGACTGGTCCTGGCCAGTCTCCTTCAGATACGGCGAGAAGTCGATCGCGTTGAGCGACAACTTCGCCTTAGTACCGTGCGCAGTACTCATGGTTCACCTCCACTAGTTACGCTTGAGGAAGACCGAGAAGCCGAAGACCGGCGAGGTCCCACTGTATGTCCACAGCGCGCGGGTGTATCGGTTGATCGTGCCCGCGACGGTTGCTCTCTGCGATGTCTGCGCCAGCGTTGCGTTCGTGAACGCGATCAAGTCGGTCCACGCGGAGTTATCCGGCGAGTGCTGGATCTTCGCCGTCAGCGTCGGTGTTGACGTCCCTGAGACGGAGAACACGTGCAGGTATCCAGCACCACCGAGGAGCGAACTCGTAGTGTTGTCCTGTCCCACCGTGTTCCCTGCCGCCGCCTCCGTCTGGTTCTTGTGCAGCACGATACCGCGCTCGAGTCCTGTACTGTTCTGGAACTCGAGCGAGTTCTTACCCGCGTCAGTCGTATTGGTCTTGATGCTGACCTTCGTCAGGAAGCCCTGTGCACTGTATCCGAAGTTCCCCAGGGCATCACCCTGTGGCAGGTACAGCACGTTCGTCTGAAGACCCTTCAGCGACTCGATGAAGTAGCTGAAGGACAACGAGTCCGTAGACACGTTTCCATCGAAGAACCCGTCGGTCGAGACCGTTGAGTCCGGTTCGCCAGGGATGTACTGCTTGCCCACCGAGAGGAGGTTGGTGACCTCCGCCTTGTCGATGGTCCCGTCATGACCGACCTCGTTGAGGTATCCCGACGCGTCAGTCCCCTGAATGTACAATCGCGACTTGGTACCATGTGCGAACGACACGTGTACTCACCTCCTCTCTACTCGTTCACTTGAATCTTGAACTGCTGTCCACTATGGAAGAAGATCTGGTTCCCCGATCGCTGCGAGTACGAGAACTCCTGCGAAGGTCGCACAGTGGTGACCTTCTTGCCCGCAACCGTGATCGCTGCACTGTCCGTCAACGTTGACTCGACCAGTACCCGCAGATCATCCGCCAACGCCTCCCCACCGTAACCCTCGTACACCACCCGGACGTTCATGTAGTAGTCCGTGAACGCCTTCCCGCTAAGCGTAAACGTAAGCGGCGTTGCAGCCTGGTCGAAGATGATGTACGGCGTCGTCGTACCCTCCGGCGCTTCCGTCTTGTACACCCTCTGCGAGACAAGAGCAACGATCGACGCGTTCGCGAGAAGCGCGTTGCGGATCGATGCATCCAGCAGCTTCACAGTGTATACGTCCGGCCGGCGATAGAGTCAACCTCTTGCGTGGTATACACTGCCGCCGGTGTCATGTACGGGTGTGCCGGGTTCCGCTCCGACCCGTACTCCTGCGGTTCCGCGTACTCGACATCCGTTACGATGTCCGTCTCGCCACTACCAACGTGCTCCGTGTGCAAGCTATCCCGCAAGCGACCCGTATCAACCGGTGCGTGCTCTTTGGCGATCTCCAGACCACGTTCCGCGAGATTCGTCGAGAGATCGTCACTCTCCCTCGCGAACTGCTCCCGTACGCTTGCCCAGTTGTCCTCAAGCATGAACACTTCGAGTCCGGAGCTAGCCAACACGCACCCCCATGAACTCGATGAAAGTCTGCTCCGTCTGCGGCGCCGCGATGCCCTGCACCTGCATCAGAACGCCCTTGTAGAGGAACTCGTCCTTCGGCGACACTGCAAGCGTCGGCGGTACGAAGACGTTGAACTCCTGGACCATCAGACCGCTTGCATCTGCGTCCTTCGCGAGATCACCGATCTTCGCCTGCACCCGACACGGTGTATCGATGGTTGAGGTCGTTTGCACAGTGGTGCCACCGTAGCCGTCGGACGCTGACCAATCCCGCTTGTACAGTGTACCCGTATCCGGAAAGGCACTCGTTACCGTATCGATGATGCCTGCGAGATCACACGGACTGAGAGCCGCGACACCCTGGCAACTCATCGATACCTCCCCACGGGGCGCGAGTCCTGCCGGCGCATCTTGACGTTTCGCATCCCCATGCGCTGCTGCAGGTCCTGTGCAAGCTGTCGTAGTTGCCGCATCTTCTGCGATCGCGTGTAACCCGAGTTGACGCTGGAGAAGTCGAAGTCGAGCTTGACCTTTGCTTCCCACCTACGAACCAGATCCACCGCGGCACCGTAGACGTCGAAGTACCGTCCGGTGATCCAGACCGGCAGAGTCTGACTGGTAAGGAAGTGCCACTCACCAGTGAGGTAGTCCGTGAACCCGTCCGGTGTGATGTGTGCCCACGTCGCACCCTGGAACTGCGCACCACTCTCCCAGTACGGATACTCGGAGTAGAAGTCCGTCCAGAAGATCGTACCGTTTGCCTGGATGTTGTCTGCGACCCGCAAGCGCTGCTGGAACACGTCTGTACTATGCTGGTCAAGCGCACGCTGCACCTGTGCATCCGTGAAGTTCGGCGTACAGGTACCATCGACAGGGTTAGGGTCACCGATGAGGTCACGGACGAACTCGATCAGATCGAACATTGTCGCTCGGACTTCGGTTGGCATGTCTCACCCCTTCCTGCCTGAGCTGCGCAGGTGCCGGGAGGAGGATCGCGGCACCTGCGCAGCAGCCCGTTACAGCTTCGCCAGACCCAGGCAGGCGATGAAGCCCGTCGCGGACGCGGCGACGTCGATGTTGATCGTCCCGTCCGCCTGCGCGAACCGGGAGCTGTCGATCTGCTGGAACGCCCAGGTCGCCGTCGCGGCCAGCGTGATCACGAGGTCACCCTGGCTGGCCTTGGACGCAGGCGGGTAGGCACCGGCCTTGAGGGTCACCGTCTTGCTGCCCGCGAAGGTGCTGTTGAGCACGATCAGCAGCCGGCGCGACGCGCGATCTGGCGTGATGACGTGACCGTTCGTCGGGTCCAGCGCGACCATGCCGGCGGTGGTGTTGTTGAAGACAGTACCGTTGCTGGCACCAGCGATGACAGGTACGTTAGTGCGGGCCATGCGATCTCCTCAGAGTCCGTTTTGGAGGCTTGCAGCTGGCCCGCCCGAACCGTAGTCCACACGAGCCAGCGCGTCTTGTGTGTATCGCAGCCGCTAGTGAGTACCCTTGCGGACCTTGCCGAGCGCCATCGCCTGCGGCCGTACGACCTTGGCACCGTACAGCTGGAGACCCTTCACGGCGTCCGCGAAGCGCTTCTCCGGCCGGTAGGCCTCGACTTCCTGCACCTGCTGCGCGAAGGTCCACGCCATGTTGTGACCGAAGAGAACCTGGTAGGTACCGCTGGTGCTCGGCACGTTGTTCGACTTGTAGACGTCGAAACCCGCGACGCGACCGATCTGACCGGTCGGGCGCATCGTACTACCGTCGATGCCACCCGAGGACAGGTTCGCCATCGCCTGCGGAGTACCGAAGCTCACGAACCGCGGGTCCTTCAGAAGCACACCCTCGTACCACGGCGGTACGACCACCCAACGGCCCTCCTCAGGCACGTTGTTGTTGTCGAGTACCGTCGCGCCGTCCACCAGGAACTCGTACCCGATGGCCTCCTTGGTGGCCACGGTACCGCCGGTGACGATCAGCACGTCGTTGCCCGCACCGTCCGCGGAACCGCCAGCAGCGTCTGCCGACAGGACGTAGTTGGCCGTTGGGATGTCCGTGTACTGACCGGCGATGAACTTGTCCGCGGTATTGGCCAGCGCGTACGCGGCCTCACGCATCGCATCGCCCATGACCTTCGGGTTCTGCTGCGCCTTGTCGACGTCGTCGATCTGGAAGTTGAAGTACTTCTGCTGGGTGATGGTCAGCGTCGACTGCGCATCCGACAGCGTCTGCGGCGCGGTGATGTCGGTGTTCTTGCTGTAGTCACCGACGGTGACCGTACCGATGGAGCCGATCCGGACGGTGTCACCCTGGCTGCGGATCTCACCTTCGTAGTCGGTGTTGATCAGTGCCGGGTTGCCGTACACCAGCGTGTTGTAGAGATTCACCAGGAGCCGGGCGCTCCATACTTCTGGGATGAAGTTCTCGAGGGACACGTGTCACCTACTCTCGCTACCGACCTGCTTTGAGAGCCGCCTGAACCGCGTCCCACTGCGCGTTGATCTCGAAAGCCTTCATGCGCCGCACATCGGCGAGCGTGAGCGCTTCCGGAGGTCGACC